ATGTTTAAAAAACTGTTAGAACTACGCCAACAAAAAGCGGAAAAAGTCGCAGCAATGCGCGCTATGTTAGACAAAGCGGAACAAGAAAACCGCTCATTGACCGAAACCGAAAACGTTGATTTTGAAAAGTTGAAAGATTTGGTCAAACAATTGAGCGATGAAATCGCCCGTTATGAAACGGTGGCCGATGAAGAACGTAACATTGCCGACAAAGGCAAGCCGGTAGAAACACGCGGTAAAACCTTCAGCAATGACGAACTACGCCACTACATTAAAACGGGTGAATTACGAAATCTTTCCACCACCGGTCAAGAAGATGGCGGTTATACCGTGATTCCACAATTGGATAAAGACGTAATGAAACGCTTAACCGATGATAGCGTGATGCGTCAAATTTGTAACGTGGTCCGCTTGCCGGTTGGTGCGAAAGAATACAAAAAACTTGTTTCCGCCGGTGGTGCAGTAGTGGCCCATGGTGAGGAAGGTCAAGCCCGCAATGGCACCACCACACCGAAACTCCATGAAGTTGCCATTGCTTTAAATCCTATCTATGCCTATCCGAAAACTACTCAAGAAATTTTGGACTTCTCCAGTATTGATGTTTTAGGTTGGTTGACCGATGAAATTTCCGAAAGCTTCACCGAAACTGAAGAAACCGACTTAACCGGCGGTGACGGCACGAAGAAATCAAAAGGCTTCTTGTCCTATGAACGTTCTACCGAAGCGGACAAAGTACGCGCCTTTGGTAAGTTACAAAAATTAGAAGTTGCCGGTACCGATAAAATCACCGCGGATACGCTAATTGATTTGTTCTACACCTTACACAGCAAATACCGTAAAAATGCCGTTTGGGTGATGTCTTCCACAATTGCGGCGGCATTGCAAAAACTCAAAAACAAAAACGGCGATTTTATTTGGCGTGATGGTTTAACCGTAGATGCGCCTTCAACCCTTTTAGGTCGTCCGGTTTACTTCCTTGAAACCATGCCGGCAAGCGGCGCAAATAAACCGGTAGTTGCTTTTGGTGACTTCAAACGCGGTTACTTCATTGTAGATCATGAAACCGGCGTAAGAACCCGCCCTGATAACATTACCGAACCGGGCTTCTATAAAGTCCATACCGATAAATATCTTGGTGGTGGCGTGGTAGATAGTAACGCAATCAAGTTCATTGAAGTTACGGCTTAATCGTCAAATTCCAACGGGGGCAATTAAGCCCCCTTTTTGTTAAAAGGGAAAGTATGAATAAAGAATTTGAAATCCGTTCATCCGAAATCACCGCAGACAGCGAGAATAAAAAACTGGTTGGCTATGTGGTGAAGTGGAACAGCCCTTCTGAAGTGCTTTATTGCGATTTTGTAGAACAATTCAGTGCGAATGCGTTTAGTGAAAGTTTAAGTAGCGGTGCCGATGTACGGGCACTATTTGAACACGATCATACCAAACTATTAGGGCGTACCCGCGCGGGAACCTTAAAACTGGAAGAAGACGCAATAGGTTTACGTTTTGAATTAATGCCACCTGATACCACATTAGGGCGTGATTTGTTGGTAAGTGTTGAACGCGGCGATATTAGCGGGATGTCTTTCGGCTTTTGGGCTAAAGAAGAAACATGGAATTTTGATGTAGAGCCTTGTCAACGCACAGTAGCCAAAGCGGAATTATTTGAAATCACCGTTACCAGTATTCCTGCCTATCCTGAAAGTAGCGTTGAGATTGCCAAACGCTCAATGGCAACCGCGAAGGGAAAAACGCAAGGAAAATCCACCGCACTTTTGAAACAGTGGCTTGATGTGGCGGAGGCGTAGTATGTGGAACCCATTCAGACGAAAAGAACAACGCAGCTCACCGATGGCAATTAATGAACTGCTTTCTTATCTTGGCGTATCAAATACCGGCGCAGGGGAATTTGTCAGCCCGAACACGGCGGAAAGTTTACCTGCGGTGATGAGTGCCGTTACCGTTATTTCTGAAGCGGTGGCAAGTATGCCTTGTTATTTGTATCAGCTTAAAGATGATGGCCGCGAGCGCGTTTATCGTCACCCGGTGGATTATCTCTTAAACGAGATGCCAAACCGTAGTCAAACACCGTATCAATTCAAATACACCATGATGCGTCATTGCCTATTAAACGGTAACGCTTATGCGGTGATTGAATGGAACAGCAAAGGCGAACCAATCAGCCTTACCCCGTATGAACCAAGTGCGGTCAATATCTATCGCAAAGTTGGCGGTGAGTATATCTATCAAATTACCGACTTAGACGGCAATACCAAAAACTATCTTCAAGATGAAATCCTACATTTACGCCATTCTTCCCTTGATGGCTTTATGGGACGTTCGCCAATTACGATTTGCCGTGAAACCGTGGGATTAGGCATTGCTCAACAGAAACACGGATCGGCAGTGATGAAAAACGGTTTAATGGCGAGTGGATTAATTACTACCGCCGAATGGTTGGATGATGCCAAAGCACAAAAAGCGGTAAAAGCCCTTGAACGTTACAAAGGCGCGAAGAACGCAGGGAAAACACCCATCCTTGAAGGCTCAATGGAATATAAACAGTTAGGCATGACAAACCAAGACGCGGAATGGTTAGCAAGCCGTACGTTCACAATTTCCGATATTGCCCGAATCTACAACATTAGCCCGATTTTTCTTCAAGACTATTCCAATAGCAGTTATTCAAACTTTAGTGAAGCCAGTCGAGCCTTTTTATCGCAAACCTTGCGCCCTTGGCTAACCAATTTTGAACAGCAGCTAAAAGATGCCTTGATGATTGATTTAGGTAGCAACAGCAAGAAACGTTACTTAATCGAATTTGATACAAGCGACTTATTGCGCACAAGTCAAAGCGAGCGTTTCAAGAGTTACGATGTGGCAATTAAAGCCGGTGTAATGTGCCCGAATGAAGTTCGCCGCCGTGAAGGTTTACCGCCTTATGAGGGTGGAGAAGAATTTAGCCAAGCATGGAAACAAACCGTAGAAGTAAAACGCGGTGATGAACAAGAACCGGGGGCAAGCGATGGCAATCATGATTAAGGCCGGAAAGTATAACAAGGTGATTAGCCTACAAAAGCAAGTGAACGAACAGAACGACTACGGCGGTATTGTGAGTAAATGGAAAACCGTTGCCAATATTCGGGCGGCGGTTGAACCATTACAAGGTAGAGAGTTCTTCTCCGGTGCGGTGCCATTAAATGAAAATACTGTGCGCATTCGCATACGTTACGGAACTAATGTTGATAACACTATGCGCGTGAAATATGGGAACCGTTCGCTAGAGATAATCAACATTATTGATAGTAAAGAAGCGCACAAAGAACTACAGCTTATCTGTAAGGAGTTGACCGGCAATGGTGGAAATTAATTTAACGATTGATGAAATCAAAGCGCACTTAAATCTCGATCATGATTTAGATGATGAGTTACTGGAAGCCTATAAGGTGGCCACATTGGAAGTATGCCAAAAACATATTGGCAAAACTTTTGGGGAAGAAGAAACGGAAAAGACCATACCTTTTACCCCGGCGATTAAGATTGGTTGTTTAATGTATATCGCCTATCTCTACACGAACCGCGAAGCCGTCACAGACTTAGCAAACCTTAAACCGGCACCAATGACGATTTCCGCATTGTGGGAAGTGTATAGAGAACCGTGCGCTTACTAAGGATTTAGTAACCGATGCCATACCAACCATTAAGACGTTGTAGCTATCCCGGATGTAGAAACAAAGTAAAGTCCGGTAGATGCGAGGAGCATAAACCCAAGGACAACCGCCCAAACAGTAGCGCACGCGGTTACGACCACAAGTGGAGCAAATACCGCGAGCAATACTTAAAGCATCATCCCCTTTGTGTGATGTGCTTAGAGCAAGGCAAATATACTCCGGCAACAGTGATAGACCATATCAAGCCGGTAGAGAACGGACAATCCGATCCATTGTTTTGGGTAGCAAGCAATCATCAGCCTTTATGTCGTGATTGTCACAGCTATAAAACACGAGTGATAGACCAACGCGGATTTGGTGCGAAGAAGTGAACCGTTTCGATATCGAAACAATTGAGGGATGTACATATGTACACAGTTGAGTTGTGGTCATATGGTAACAACTGAATGATGGTGATATATCCACAGTTGAGTTGTGGTGATATGACCATAACTGAGCTAACAAATTAAACGATTACAAAAAGACAATTTGAACAGGTGGGGGCCATTTCAAAAAGAAAGTGGCAACCCTTCGGAACCGCCCCCCTATACAAATTTTTACGCAAGGTAATTTTTTTGAAAATAAGGAAATACAATGACAACAAAAAACAAGAAAAAAACGCATAATCCACCGAGTTTTTTAGATCCAATCGCTAAAACGGTATGGAAAGAACGAATTCCGCAACTTCTTGAACGTGGCGATATTGAAGATGCGGACTTAATTCACCTGGAATTATATTGCGTGAATTATTCTCTTTTTCGTGCTGCAGTTGAGGATATTCATAAAAACGGCTTTTCAATAGTAAATAGTCAAGGTACACAATCAAGAAACCCCGCACTGTCAGCGAAAGCAGATGCTGAAAAAGTGATGGTGAAAATGTCCTCGCTTTTAGGCTTTGACCCGGTAAGTCGCAGAAAAAATCCGGTTGAAGTTGAAACTACAGATATGTTTGATCAAGTGCTTACAATGTAGGTGAAAATGGTGATTTGGCATGAGTATGCGGGAAAAGTTCAATCTGGAGAAATAGTAGCTTGTAAAAAAATAAAACAAGCTGTAGCACGCTATTTTAATGATTTAGCAAACCCCGCTTATTTCTTTGATGAAGGTGTGGTAAATAAGTTTTTGGCTTTCTCTAAATTATGCCCACACGTTAAAGGGCATTTGCGCGGTGAACCTATTATTCTTTCTGATTGGCAAGTGTTTCTATTTGCTAACCTATTAGGCTTTAAACGGAAAGATACTGGATTGAGAAAATATCGTTCTGCTTATGTTCAAGTGGCACGAAAAAATGCTAAATCGACAGTAGCGGCAGTACTGGCTAATTGGTTTTTATTGGTAGAAGGTGGGCAACAAGATATTTATACTGCAGCCGTAAGCCGAGATCAGGCGAGAATAGTATTTGATGATGCTCGTCAAATGTGCTTGCTTTCAGCCCCATTGAAAAAACGCCTTAATATTCAGCAACACAAGCTAATAAATCCGAAGAATAACAGCATTATGCGGCCGCTTGCCGCTAAATCTTCAACCATTGAAGGAACAAACCCTAGTTTAGCGATTGTTGATGAATATCACCTACACACAGACAACAGCGTATATAGCGCGTTAGAGCTAGGGCAAGGCGCACGCCCAGAAGGTTTACTCTTTGCTATAACAACAGCTGGAAGTAATGTTATTTCAGCCTGTAAACAGCATTATGATTATTGTGCTCAAATTCTTGAAGGGAATGAGCAGAACGACAGCTTATTTGTGTTGATTTTTGAGTTAGATGAAGAAAACGAAATCGACAATCAAGAGAACTGGATAAAAGCAAATCCGAATATAGGTAAATCCATTTCTTACCTTGATTTTGAGAATACTATCAAGAAGGCTAGGGGTATTCCGTCCGAATGGGTAGAAATGCTAACTAAGCGCTTTAATGTATGGTGTCAAGGCTCTACACCGTGGCTAGGTGATGGAAACTGGGCGCAATGCGAACGGCAGTACACGGAAAGCGATTTACTTCATCAAGATTGCTATTTAGGGCTAGATTTATCAAGTACCAACGACTTAACGAGCCTTTGTTATACATTTCCACACGGAAACAAAGTGCGCTTGCTTACACGGCACTACATTCCAGAATTTCAGCTTAACAACGTGGCAAATAAAAACCGCGCAATGTATCGAAACTGGGTGCGCAGTGGTTGGCTAATTGCCACAGAGGGCGACTGTATCGACTATGACAAAATCAGAGACGATATTCTGAAAGATGCTGAACGTTTCAATATCAAAATGACAGGCTTTGATGTATGGAACGCAACCCATTTACGTACACAATTACAAACGGCAGGGCTTGAAGTAGAACCATTCCCGCAAACATACCAACGATTTAGCCCAGTGGCGAAAAGTGCGGAAGTTTTAATAAACAGACAAATGATAGAACACAATGGCGATCCAGTGCTTGCTTGGGCCTTATCAAATGTAGTTATGGAAACTGATGCGAATGCCAACATAAAACCAAATAAGAAGAAAGCAGCAAACAAAATAGACTCCGCCGTAGCGTTCCTGATGTCTTTCGGAACTTATCAACTTGAATATGGCGATCTGATTTTTGAGTTATCAGAAGAACACAAACAGGCATTAGAAGAATTTAATGGGTTGGATATATGATTAGATGTAAAGAGGCAAAAAGAACTTACTACTAACAGCGGTAAAACATTATAAGAAATCTACCGCACTTTTCACTTTTATTAGCTTATATGATGACAATGAACCTTATCCAATAGAAGAGGTTATTTATGTTTTAAAGTGTAAATGTAATGCAGCAAAACGTGAAATAGATAGCAGACAGAATAGCCCTAATATGGAAGTGTTAGAAACAATTTATCATATTGCGCACAAAAATCTTGAAGATATGAAGAGGGCCGAAAGAAGAATTGCGAAAAGAAGATAAAATAAATCCCTACGTTTCACAACGTGGGGATTTTTTATACGTGACTACATCGCACGAACATATTATCAAATTGCTAATTTTTAAAATTTTCCCTAAAAAAGGCTTTAGGGTACGTACTACAATTTTGTAGCGAAGTTATTATAATCTAAGCGTAAAAATAAGAAATAAACGTAGCTTACCGCATTTAAACTTTGATAAAATAGAACAATAAATAATCAAAATATTAAAAGGGGTTAATATGATTAAATCTGTCTTGGCTGCATTTGATTCCTTTGTGTTTTCTGCTTTAGATTTTTTACTCTTTTTAGCAATATGCCTTTTTGTAATCCTGTTAGGTTACTTTTTTTGGCCAATCTTAAAATTACCTATATTGATCGGTGCAATATTAGCTATTACATATTTTTGTTATCAACTTTATAAATTAAGAGCAGAACAAAAACGTATAGAACAAACGACAAAATTAGCTGAATGGTCTAAACAAGAGTTACAGCGCCCAATCATTCAACAACTTTTGAAAAAAAACAATAAGAAAGTAAATCATTCATTCCCGGAACAATAATCAGTAGTAGCAATAGAAATAAAGAAACTATGCTAACTAATATCTCCGTGAGTATTAAAAATAAGGCCAGATATGGAAAATAAAGAGTATATACTTAGTTTTTTTGTAATAGATAGTATGGGAAATGAAGTAGATAGCGATACCATTTCTATAGATGCGGTAGATAAAACAGACGCTAGAACGAAAGCTGTAAAATTTCTGCAAAAAAATTATAAAGGCAATAGATGGGAAATTGAATCTATTACATTAGCTGAATAACCAAATAAAGCGCATCTAGGCTGATCCCCGAAAGCAAAGAACCTTACTTTGTTGGTGCGCTCTTCTCTATAAGGATAAATGCGAAAGGGGCATTTTATGGAACTTCCAGAATTAGAATATTTCACATTAGAAAAAGCCATAAATTTTATTTATGAAAAGACCAATAAAAATTTATCAAAATCAGATATTCTAGAATATGCTATTAATGGTTTTTTTCAGATTGGTATAGAAGTAGAGATAGTTGATAATGTATTGTTTAAATGTGGCCGATTGCGAATTTCCAATACAAAACTTAGCAATTCTACTAAAATTATTCATAAGAAAGAAAATCAACACGATGATGGGAGATATATATATTTATCAGATAAATTTAATTATATTTCTCTATTCAAAGGAACAGGGAAAATTTACCAAATAGAGCAAGACAACGAGTTTTATTTTACAACAATCAATGATTGTAAAGTAAATTGTACGACATTGATTAGATTAGAGCCTTATTATTTAAGAGATTTAAGAGGCATAATAGAGCAAAATAACTCTATTTGTTCTATGGATTTTGAGTATTTTTCTTTAGAAAGTTTGGCAAGAGATGAAGAAGATATTGCTGTTACTTTTGATTTTGTTCATGTTTCACCAAATAATAAAACTTGCCAGTTAAAGCTTGCTACTGCAGATCTGATTATAACTCGTGAAGATATTTTAAATTTTATAGGAGCAGATAAAAAAGGTAGTCGTGAAGATCATGTTTTAGAAATAGAAAGATTAAAAAAAGAGATTGAAGAAAAAGACAAAGTAATATCTGAATTACAAAGTGTTCTTGATGATGAAAATTATCCAATCTTTCTAAACAAATTCATGGAAAATGATCGTCTTGCTTTAGCAGTCAAAGCCAGAAAAGACTATTGGGCAAACTATGATCCGAATTTAAACAACGCACCAAAGGCAGAGCCTACCGCGCGAGAAATAAAAGAAAAATACGGTCTTTCTCAAAAGCAAGCCGAAGCAATAGAAATTATTGCCTGTCCTATCAATCGTAACTAATTAATTTTAAAACCCTCATAGTAAAGGGTGATAGCAAAAGTTAACTATCACCCTATTGCTATAACCCCACCTTAACGCGTTTTAATTACTCTCGTAACGTTACAACTCAACGCGGTTACTTAAACCCGCACAAGTTAAACATAAAGAGAGGTATTCTTCATGAATCAAACGCAAACCCAATCACAAAAATTAATTCCTGGTAAAACCGTTTGCCGTATTGTTGGCTTTCAGCGCACAAAACTAAATTGTTTGGTTAAAGAAAAAAAATTTCCACAACCTATTCGGCTTTCACAAACCTTTGTTCTATGGGATGTAGAAGAAGTAAATCAATGGATTGAAGAGCAAAAAGCCGCACGGGCTTAAGGTGGTGGAATATGGGCGAAATAAGAAAACCAACTCAATTTTTAAAAGTTCTTCATCGCTTAATAAATTCAAGTATTAGCGGAATTGATGGTTACGAAATGGGGATGACTTCCGCACGTAATTATATAAGTGAGCTAGAGCGAGAATATTTAAGCGAAAAATTAAAGCGTACAACAGAAAAGACCTCGGATGGAGCAGGTCAATATTACCGTTATGAAGTTGCAAATGCTAAACAATTAAAAGAAGTGGTTGCAACTTACAAAGCTAAAGGGGGCGAACTTTCAGCGGTTGAAGAAAAGCAAGCCTATTCACGGTTTGAATAGGAAAGAAAAACGCCGCAAGGCTATCCAATGCGGCGTTTAAACCTTCTAAAGGTAATTTTTATCAATACGTTAAGGTCATTTAAAAATATGGAAATAATCACCATGAATTTAAATCATAAACATTTTAATCAATATGAAATATTTTTCAAGCTATTTTTGCTTGAAATCGCTTTACAAACCACAGTTAATTTTGGCATCATGAACTCGCAATCAGAAAAAGTGATTGCCAGCCGTGGAAAGCTGAACTATTTACAATTGGCGAACGACAGCACGCCATTAGACCGTGCTTTTTTTGTTCGTAACATTCGCACACCTAAAGAATATGCGGATTTTGTTTTACATATAAATCCGATCATTCTCTCAATGGTAGAGCGTAATGAGCCGTCTATGACGGGCTGTCTTCCAATTGTGGCAGTTTTCCACCTTGTTACGTTCTACCGCCCGACCGTGGAAAGTCTAGCGGTAGATTCTGAAAACTTACAATTGGAATCTACGCAAATGTATCAATTCACTTTTGCGCTTATTCGCGCACCTCAAATCAAAATCAGACTTCTTGCCGATAATGAACAACAAGCACGCTCACGTTTTACCGATGGCGACACCTTGTTATTCGTTGGCAGAATCAACCAAAACCCATTCAAAAACAACCGCACTTTAGCGGTACTTCCTACCCTTTCTGTATCTGCTGAAATGGAGGTGGCACATGGCTAATCAAAGTCCTACACATTGCGCTATTCCACTTGCCGAGACGGGCAAAATTCAGAGTTCAATCCGTAAAGCAAAAGCGATTTTGGCATTAATTCGGAACGATGGCGGCGATATGGATTTAGACGGCTTTTTTACAAGCGAAGAAATTATCCAAACCGCCTTGTCTGCGATTAATGATTATTTAGAGCAAGCGGAGCAATCCTCAACAGTAGATTTTTATTTCACGAAAGGGGGCAAATGATGATTAAACAAGTGAACCTACCCTATCAATTAATCTTTGTTTATGACGATGGCGACCAATTCATAGCGGGCAAATATGGCACGCTTAGAGAGGCGTTACAGGCAAAAATCAGATGTAAGCACGAAATAGGACAAGCTGATATTTGTGGTCGGGTGTTAGAAGTGATCACGATTTTGAAAGGGGAAGAAAATGAAAGCTAAAAAAATCAAATCATTCAAAGAGCCATACGTACCGACACCAGACCAGTTAGAGAAAGCCTGTAAACGTATTAAACAATTCTTAGCCTTCGCTGAAGATTATTTACATACAGGACACTATAAAGGACTAGCAGCATCAATCGAGCAAATTAAGAAAGCACCAACAATTAGAAAGGCGGCAAGAAATGAAACCAAATAACCCTATGGAACAGCTAAAACAATGGAAAGCGGCGAGTGATAAAAATTTAGTAAGCAGTGGCGAAAAACGCCACCAGTTACAAAAAGCGCCACCTGCGGCGAAAGGTGCCACTGGTAATGAAGAGCAGAAAACTGAAAAAAGAAAAGGTAAGCTGTTTTTTAATCCATTGGCTTTGAAGTATTCCCAAATTTCACGTCAATTCCAACTAATACAGGATAGCAACAAACGATGTCTTGAAGTTTATCCAGGTGATTTTCATCACAAGATCAAGTTTCGTGATGAAATAGTGGATTTAATGAATAAATTGGCTGGTGGTGGAAATTTGCTTAACGCATTGGCCAAAGACGGCAATCTATCCCGAGAAGATACGGCCAAATTGAAATATTTCAATCAAGCTAATAAATATCTGCTCTATAAGTTTAGCGAGGTGGTGGAACAAATAGGCGCTTTAAACTCTGAACGAGCTGAACAACAAAGGGGGAGTAAGTAAGATGAATATGAATGAAAAATTAGACTACTCAAATTTAAATGCAGTCGAATTGAAAGCGATCGCAATGAGTTATCGAAATATGCTTGAAAATAAAGGTGAAACCTTTCATTCGTCTTTACCTTATTTAAGTGGAGCAATAGAAGTATTAGCTGAGGAATTAGCTGATTGCCCAGCAATGAATATTGATGAATTAAAGATTCTTCATGATGAACTCTTAATGGTCAATAAGCATTTATTACAAATGGCACCGAAACCACCTTCATCTAATCCAGAAGAAATAGTAGCAACTTTAACTAATGATGAGATTATTGATGGATTGCTGAAAAATAGCATGGCGCTCTCTTTAGTTAAAACCTTTAAATACTTTCAAGAGTTGATTGCTGACCGTATCAATGCTATTGAAAACGGAGTGATTAAAGGGGTGAACAATGGCTCGATTAATTAATGCTCCGCATCTTGCGGATCAACCGCATGAACCTTATTCCGATTTATTTGTGTTAGCTGGCTCTAAAGCATGGCAAGCATGGGGAAAAGGTAAAGGGGAAGAATGGCTTTTATTGTGTTCGTTGGTGGATGGTCTAGAAAGTAATCAGAAACCAGTTATTCTAGGTGAAAATCAACTTGATAATATTTCTTCAACACGTATAGCTAAGGAAGATCAGCAGTTAGTGAAGATTGCTCAATATGGCGAATTAAAACAGGAAGAAATTACCGCAATTTGTCAGAATTTAGCAAAAAACACTTCGGCTAGAGAAGTGAAGCTCATTGATGCAGCCGCGCAATTAAAAGAGGATTTAAGCTCTTACATTCAACTCTTGCGAACCGATAAAAAGACCGCTGATTTAGCAACGCAATTAGCACTGCCTGAAAAAGTAAAAGAAAATGACGGAGTCAATAAGAAAGCGCGAGCTTTGACTAAGTCGTTAGAAATGGATTTGGCATTAAACCCAAGAAATCGGGAGCTTTATAACTATGACGGCATAGGCTGGCAAATGGTGGAGAAATATGAGTTCTTGGATAAAGTAGTTGCTTTCTTTGAAGAACAGGACTTTGGATATAGCGCACGTTCTATAGAAGGTATTATTGATACGATAAAAATTCAAGTTCCCAAAATGGGAGTACAGACACAAGAATTGATCGCTTTCAATAATGGAACTTTAAACCGCACTACGTTAGAGTTCTTGCCCCATTATAGGGAAAACTGGCTAACATCGTATATTCCGCATGATTATCTAAATTCAGCGCAAAATACGCCACATTTTGACAAATGGTTAGACTTCGTAAGCGGTGGTAAGGAAAGTAAAAAGAACGCTATTCTAGCAGCCTTGTACGTTATTTTAACTAATCGCAACGACTGGCAATTATTCTTTGAAGTAACAGGCGATGGTGGTAGTGGAAAATCTGTTTTTGCTAATATTGCCACGTTATTAGCTGGTGAGCAGAACACAGAAAGCGGGCGGTTAGTAGATTTAGATGAACCACGCGGGCGGGAAAGTTTTGTAGGCAAGACTTTGCTAATTTGCCCTGAACAATCGCGTTATGGTGGTGATGGTGGTGGATTGAAAAGTATCACAGGTGGTGATCCTGTGAATATTGACCCAAAACACCGCAGTAAATTTAAAGCAGTTATTCCAGCAGTAGTCTTAATCGTTAATAATGAGGCAACTAGATTTACAGAGCGTAGCGGTGGAATTGAGCGAAGAAGGGTGATCTTTCACTTTGACAAAGTAGTACCTGAAAACGAGCGAGATCCTAATTTCATGGATAAGATTGAGGGGGAAGTAGGGGGGATCATTTACAAACTAATACATACCTTTGAACAACCTGAAACGGCTAAGGCCGCTTTAAAAGAGCAACAAACAAGTGATGAGGCTTTGGAAATAAAAAGCGAATCCGACCATATCACCGAATTTTGCGGATATTTCTATACTGCGCCACAGAATGACGGCTTGTATATAGGAAATGCCAATCTAGAAGGTAAGGCAAGAACGCATCTTTATCCGGCATACTTAGCCTTTTCGAGAGCGAGCGGCATTACAAATACCCTTACTTTGAGAAACTTCTCAAATTCATTAAAGCAAGGATTTGCGCAACATAAAAATAAATTTGAGTTCTCTAAGATTAAGGGAAAATATGGATATCGCTCCAATGTTCACTTCAAAAACTATGATGAGTTCCAAAACGAGTTCAATTCATAAACTAGGGAAATGGGGCGAAAGCCCCTTTTTTATGCTTTTCTCTTAGAAGGTGAACAATTAGGGTGAACAATAATGTTCACCTATTCACCCATAACTATATGAAATAAAAGGTTAAATTGGCAAGGTGAACAGGTGAACCAATTTTTGTAATATTTTTTACACGCCGCTCATTCACACGTTTTCTTTTTCGCATTGCTCCACAAAATCACTCCATAATTGCATCACAGGGCGGCGGAGTTCTACATAATCGTAACGGTTATACGCCTGACTTGTTTTATTCCCAATGCTATGAGCAAGACAACTTTCAGCAATACGGAAATCAACTTGCTGATCTTCTAAAAACGTTCTAGCTATCGATCTCAATCCGTGAGCATCTTGAATCCCTTTGTAACCTATTTTTCTCAATGCGTTAGCAATTAGTTCTTTACTAGCTGATTGGTTAGGCTTGTGATAGTGAGAAAATACGAATTTGTCATCGCCTGTTATAGGTTTCAATTCTTCTAAAATCTTAAGCATTAAAGATGAAAGCGGAACAATGTGAGGAAATTGCCCTTGTCTTGTTTTTTTCATTTTAATTGCTGGAATAATCCATAGTTTCTTATCGAAATCAATTTCAGACCATTCAACAGAAACCGCCTCAGCTGGACGAACCATGGAAAGTAATTGCCATCGGAACAAAACCTTTGTTAGATGATCTCTACTTGAATTTTTGAAGTCTTGTAATAGTTTCGGTAGTTCTTCCGGTTTGATTGCCGGGTGATGTTTTTGAGACTCTTTATGGTAAGCATCAGATGCTTTCAAGCAAGAATTAAACGAAATAAATCCTATTGTTACCGCATAATTTAAAATCTGATTAGCGAGGTTTAATAAACGGTGCAGCGTATCATTGAAACCTTTTTCATTTAATGGCCGAACAGTTTTAATCAATAAAGGGGAAGTAATCTGATCGATAGGGTAATTCCCAAGAGTAGGGAATAGATAGTTTTCTAATCTTGCCCAATTCTTTTCCATTGTCATAGGCTCAATTTCTTTACTTCTTTTTTCTTTCCAAAGTAAAGCGACTTTATAGAAAGTATTTTCGTTCTGAGCGTTTTTGATAAGTTCTTGTTCTTTTATGTATTCTTGCGGATCGATACTTTGAGCGAGTAGGGCGCGATATTCTTCGCGTTTTTGACGAGCTTGCGCAAGTGTTATAGCTGGATAAGTTCCAATAGTAAAAGATGTGCGCTTATTTGTTACTGGGTGATAATAATTAAAAATCCAAGCCTTAGCACCAGTAGGCTTAATACGTAAAAAAAGACCGTTACCATCACTTAGATTGTATTCTTTATCCTTTGTTTTCGCCTTATCTACTTCGGTATTTGTGAGCGGTTTAGTAACACGAGGCATCATTTTTCCTTAGTTTTAGTAACAAGATTTTTTGAAGTTTATCACCTTGTTACTAAACTTGTTACTAAAAAGTGCGGTTAAAGACAATTAAATCCGATTAGTGACGATAAGTGAAAGGGCTGAGAAGCCTTGAAAATACTAGGAAAAACAAAACCCCGCGAGTAGTTTCACGGGGCTGTGTTTAGGGTAAATGGTGCGACTAGCTGGACTCGAACCAGTGACCCCCACCATGTCAAGGTGGTGCTCTAACCAACTGAGCTATAGTCGCGTAAAAGATGTGGCAGATGATAAACAGTTTTAATGATGAAAACAAGGGGATTTGTTTCAAGTTAAATTTAGCTGCTAAAAAAATAACCAAAATTTGTTGCAAAAACTCTCAGTGCTTGTTTTGATTTTGCGGTGGTTTAAGCGTATAATGCGCAGCGTTTTTTATCTCGGATGATCCGAAATTTAAAAAAATCTTATTAAAATTGTAACCATTTGTGGAGTTTAGATA